GCCAGGTTCTGTTCCAGCCAGGCGTCGACATAGGTGCGGCGCTCGTATTCCGGCCGCAGCTCGAACCCCTTGGGGCAGTGCAGCTTCAGAACCGGGATGTCGGGCCTGCTGCAGGCCTCGATCAGGGCGCGGGTCAGGTAGACGCCGGAGCCCTGGGCCGGGATGCACTCCAGCTCCTCGGCCGCATCAGCGCCGTAGAACTTGTAGATCTCCGCACGCCAGGCCGCCTCGCCTTCCGGCGACCAGGCGATGCCGCGCTTGAGGCAGACGCGCTGATAGAGGCCGTCCTGGATGGCGTCGTCGAAGGTGCAGCGCACCACCGTCCCCGGCCGCTTGCCGGAGCGCACCTCGGTGATCAGCTCGTTGAACGGGTTGTCGACGCCATTGTGGGTCGAGATCACCAGCACCTTGCCGCCCCAGATCAGCAGCGCCATGGCCGCCTTGAGCAGGCCGCTGGGGTCTTCGTGGAAGGCGAACTCGTCCAGGATCACATAGCCCTGGCGACCGCGCAGCGAGCGGGGACGGCTGGACAGGGCGACGATCTCCCAGCCCGACGCGAAGGCGATGCGGAAGGCCTGGATGTGACGGTCGGCGCCGGCGGCGTCCTGGTCGGTGAAAAGGAACTCCGAGACCTCGGTGCAGGCGGGCATGAAGGCCTTCCCACATGGCGCAGACGTCGATGAACTCGCGCGCCATGTCGAGGTTGTAGCCGATGTACAGCACGTCCATGCCGCCGGCCGTGCGGGTCGCCCCGGCTGTCAGCACCGCGTCCGCGCCGATCGACCAGGTCGCGCCGATCCGCCGGCTCTTGTCGGTGACCACCAGCTGGTAGGCCGACGTCGCCATGAGCAGGCGCTTTTGATAGCCGAGCAGGATCTCGGAGACGTCCATGCCCGCCAGGCCGGCCGGCAGGGTCTCCGACTCCTCGCGGCGGAACTTGGCCCAGTCTTCCTCGCTGATCGGTCCGACGTCGAAGGCCATCAGCGCACCGGGACCAGGCTAGGCGGCATCTGGCGCCGGAAGCGGTGGGCCAGCTCATCCAGGTAGGCGGCCTGCTTTTCGGTCAGCGGCGGCGGAACGTTGAGCCGCGACCGCGCGTCCATGTCTCGGATGAACCGCTTGGCCGGGGTTCCGGGGAGCATCGAGCAACGCGCTAGGGCCTGGGCGACCTGTTCCTGATGGGCCGTCACGTCGCGATCCCCAGGATCTCGGCCTTGATCTTATCGACGGTGGCGCGGGTCAGGCCGCCGTCGCGGTTGGCGACGCGGTCGACCGCCTGGGCGGCTTCCTTGGCCAGCTCGCGGCGGGCGACGATCATCCGGTCGGCGTTGGTCTTCTCGGCGCTTGCCAGCTTCTGCAGCGCGCCGGCGAGGAACATGACGTCCTCGGGCAGGAAGGTGACCGGCTCGGCCTCGCCGGTCTCCTCGTCGATCGTGGCGCCGGTGATCGCCTGCATCACCACGCCCTGCATCAGCTCCAGGTTCAGCCGCGCCAGCTTGTTGTCGGGCTGGTCGCCGAACCGGTCGACCAGGGCCACGGCGATGTTGCGCGAGGCGTTCATCCGCTCGGTGAGCGTGCCCAGCCGCTTGACGTGGCGGCCCAGGGCGGACCGCGAAATCTCGACATCGAGGCTGGCCAGGTGGGCGAGGATTTCGTCAAGCGTGCGGCCCTGGGCGCGCAGCTTGGCGATCGCTTCGCGGACCTCGTCCGGCAGCTTGTCGATCGAGGACGGGACGTGCTTGCCGGCCATGGGGCTAGCTGCCCGGCGACGGGCGCTGCACGCCATGCTGGGTCGCCCGCCCTTCGGCGACGTCAAGGCCGCGCTCGGTCAGGGTGGCGACGATCAGCGCGCCCACCGGCCGGTTAGCGGTGAGGCCTTGTTCCGCCAGCCAGCCCAGCTCGGTCTTGATGCGGTCGCGGCTGGTCACCAGGCCGAACTCGACGGCCACAGTGGCGATGATCGAGGAGTTGGCGGTGTAGCCTTCCGCGCCGGCCAAAGTCCGCAGGATGCTCAGGCGAAGGTGCGCCGTCAGGGTCTCACTCATCGGCGTTCCTCGGTGCTCAAGGCGCGCTTGATCAGCAGGCCTTCGATGCGGTCGATGCCGTCAGCGGCGTGCTTCACCTTCTCGGCCAGGGCGGTGACCTTGCCGTCGATGCGGCCCGCGTCGGTCTTCGTGGCCACATTGCCCAGCTCGCCGTCATGCTTGATCAGCTGGTCGCCGTGGCGATCGACCTGCGCCTTCAGCACCCGCGCCGGCTCGGTATCGTGCCAGTTGTCGGCGGCCTTCTGGGCCGCGTCGATTCTGGCGTTGAGCGTCCTGGCGTCGGTGCGCTTGAGCAGGTTGCGGTCGCGCAAGGTGACATAGAGCGCGCAGGCCGCCGCGACCGCCGCGCCGCCCGCGTTCAAAACTTCCCAGATACCGCCGGCTCCCATGATTGGTGTCGCAATGCTCAAGGGGCGCCATTCGCGGGCTGAGCCGGCGCTGGCGCGGTCGCGGTCTTGCAGGCGGCCTGCGCGTCGCCGAACAGCTTGGCGACGCCCTGGCCCCAGGCGATGAGGCTGGAGACATAGTTGGCCCCGGACTGGTTGGCCGTGACCGTGGCGTCGGCGGGCACGCTCGGCTGCGCCGGCGCGGGCTGATCCAGCTCGGCCGGGCAGACCATCTGCGTCACCACCTTGGTCTGGGTGACGACGGTGCTGACCGGGACGCCCGTCGAGGGGCTATTGCTGCCCAGCGAGCTTGCGCAGCCCGTCAGCATTAAGGACGACGTCACCAGCAGCATCGTGAGGCGACGCGGCGAGAACAGCTTGGGCATTGGCGCTCCTAATGGCCGCTTGGGTGGCGCGCGCCGAGGCTCTGGCCACGGCGGCGTCGGTGTTGGACTTGGCCTCGGCCAGGGCGGCGGCCTGGCTGGCGATTGTCGAGGCCTGGGCGGCGACGGTGGCCGCCAGGGTCTGGACGCCCTTGGAGCAGACGGCGGGCACGCCATCCGGGGTCGACACCAGCAGGGCGTCGCAGGCGTTGGCCTGGGTCGCGGTGGTGGCCGCCGCGACGATCGGCGCTTCACACACCGAGCCGATCGGCTGGGAGCCAGGCTTGCCCTGGACCGACGCCACGCAGGCCTGGTGGGTCTGATTCAGAGCGGCGAGGTGGTTGCGGTCGACCACCAGCAGGCCGACGCCGGCGATGACGATCGCCAGGACAACCCAGGGGCCGACGGTCTTGACCAGGTTCCAGATCACTAGCGGGGTCAATCGGATGCTCCCATGCATTTCTCGATCGACCGCAGGCCGGCCTGGCCGACCAGCAGACCCGCGAAGGGGGTCAGCTGATGCCAGTCCAGCGGCTCGATCGGGAAGCCCTTGAGGCGCGCCAGCGGCAGCACCGCCCCGTTGACGAAAAGGATGATGACGCAGACCCAGCCCGAGGCCGGCCGCCAGCCGACGCGCACGGCGTGACAGGCGTTGGCCCAGAAACCCTCGCGGGGATACAGGCGATCCAGCGGGATGGCGGGAACGGTCGAAGCGGCGACGGGCGCGGGATCAGACATTGCCCAGCTCCGCAGCACGGGCCAGCCAGCCGTTCAGGAACTGGGCCTCGGCCGGGTGGCTGGAGACGATGGCGCGGTAGCGGTTGGCCGCCTGCACCCGGTAGCCGGCCAGTACCGACGAGACGCCATGTAGCTTGATCGCCAGCGCCAGCCGCCCCGCTGTCTGGGGACCGTAGGCGCCGTCCTCGCCGCAGAGCGGCGCGCCGGGGCAGGTCAGGTCGTTGAGGGCGCGCTGCAGCAGGATGATCGCCGAGCCTGGACCGTCGTTGACGGCCTGGTCGAACACGGCGGCGTCCAGCGGGATCGGCAGGCCGGAGGCGACCGGCCAGAAGATGTCGAAGTAGATCTCTTCGCCCTCGGCCACCGTCATGGCGGAGAAATCCGCCGCGTCGACCTGGCAGCCGCCATCGACCTCGATTTCTTTCATCAGCGCGGGCGGCAGGCTGTTGCACTGGGCGAGGAAGCGCAGGCTGACGCCGTACTTGGTCGCGCCGCCGGGGTCGGCCGGATTGTCGGTGAACCGCGTGCCCTCGGTAATCAGCAGGCGCGCGAAGATGGCCTTCCAGCGCGGGCTGGCCATCGGGTCTGCGGCGGGGGCGGGGGCGACGACGCTCATGTCCCGACGCTAGGGCCGGGGCGGCGCGGAGATTACCCTGAACTAATTCAGGGTGAAGCGGTCACGAGAATAGATCGGGGTGCTTCGGGGGCGATACTTCAGGGTTTGAGAGCGTCATGTAAACCCACCGCTCGGTGATCCCCAGTTCGCGGGCGATCCGGGACCGGGTCCAGCCCAGTCCATCCAACCGCCGGATCTCGGCTTTTGTTTCCGGCAGCATGGGCACGTCGATGTCTTCGCCGCGGAAGGCCCCGGCCAGATGGGCGGCGGCGTCGGCCCCCAGGGCCACGGTGATCGGGTGGCTGGCGCCGGGCGCGCGGGGCACATAGAGCCGCCGGCCGCCGAACGCCCTGGTCAGGGCGCGCATGCCGTCGTCCCCCAGGATGCGCTTCAGGTTGGCGGTGGTCGGCTCAAGGCCTTCATAGCGTTCGGCGACGGCCATCAGCTCAGCGCTCGCCGCAGCTGGTCGAGATCGCAGGCCGCCCTGAGAGCCTCGTTAGCGGCCTCCTGGAGGGCGGCGAGACGCTGCAGGCGCAGGCCGACCGGCGACAGATGATAGCGGCGCTGGGCCACCAGACGCGCGGCGTTGGCCGCCTCCAGGCGTTGCTCCGCCTCGCGCAGCTGCGGCCACGCCAAAAGGTCCGGTTGGCGGGGCGCACTAGCCGGCATCGTCCGACTGACGGCGGCGGACAAGGTCCGCCAGCCGCGCCTTGATATCCTCCAGGCTGCCCGCCTGCGACCAGCCGGCGCGTTCGGCCATGGCCTTCAGCGCCTCGATCAGCTTGTAGAGCTGGCCCTGGTCCGCCCACTGCAGGCGATCGACCTTCAGCTGCCGCGCGGCGAAGGCCTCCAGGGCGCTCTCACGGCGGTCTTTGACGACGCCCAGCTGGTAGAGCGAGATCCACATGGCCCGCGCCTTCCGCGCGGCCGGGTGGTCCGCCTGCTTGTTGTTAGCAACAGGTTTGCGCGGGGCCGACCCCGCGATGACCTTGGGCGTCCAGCCCTTGGCCTTCAGCTCATCGAGCACGTCGGCGAGCTGGCCGTCGCTGCAGACGGTGCAGCTCTCCACGCCGGTGATGCGCTTGAGCATGGCGCGATAGGTGTCTTCGTCCAGGCCCAGCTCCTTCCGGGCGATCTGCACCTTGCCGATCATCGAGCGCCGGCGCTGGTCGGCCGGGTTGAACTTGGCGGCGGCTGTCATGCGACCTCGTCCCTGGCGGGACCTAGCGCCGACTTCTCCATCGAAGTGGCGAGGCGGATCAGGTCTTCGATGCAGCCTTGAAGGCTGCTCATGAGGAAGTATTCGATGGTGGCCTGCGTAGAGGCGCTCGAAGCCCTGTAGATTTCCGCCAGCTCTTCGACGTAGGGATCGATGTCTACCGGCACGGGCCGGGGACCGATGACCTTGCGGAGCACCGAGGCGATCTTATCGCCCTGGCGGCGACGAAGCACCCGCATTTCGGGGGTCAGGTCGCTCATCCCTCGTCCTTTCCGGCTTCGGGAAAAAGCGGCAGCTGGTCGGGGTCAATCGTCACGGGCGATGACCTCCAGCTCGTCGTCTTCGAGATCGGCGGCGTCGGCGTCGAGCGCATCGAGGGCGTCGATCGCCGTCTGCGCGACGTACTCAAGCCAGGCGCGGTAGGCTTTTCGGTCACCCCCCCCCGCATATTTGAGGCCATCCGGCGCGCGGCGTTCACGAGGCGATCTCCGTGGGCGACCTGACGCCGGTGAAGCGGAACTTGAGGTCTTGGCCGGTCACCACCAGGTCGCCGCCCGCGCGCTCCAGGCGCAGCTTGCCGGTGACAAGGCCAAGCCGGTGATCGCTGAAGATGGCGATCAGTGTGCCTCGCGCCGCGCCCATGCGGACGGTGACGCGGCTCGGGCAATCCCAGCCTTCGGGAACCATGGTGAAGGCCGCGCGGATCTCCGGCGTGAACGGGCTCGTAAAGCCGCGAACAGAACTACGCCGCCTGGGCATGGTCGGCCTCCAGGTCGCGAAGTTCCTGGCGCAGCTGCTCAAGACGCCGCTCGGTTTGGGCGATCTCCCAGAGCAGGTTCCGGTGGCCCATGGTTCGGCCTTCGGGGACGCCTTCCAGGCCCAGGGCCTCGCACAGCTCGCCGATCGCGGAGATCTCCGCGTTGTCGCCACGCGCGATCGCGGCCTCGGTCTGCTGGACGGCGTAGACCAAGGTGGTGTGGTCTCGGCGGAAGTGCAGGGCGAGCTGGGGATAGCCGATGTGGCTCCAGCAGCGGCGAGCGATGAACATGGCCCGCCTGCGCCAGGCGCTCGGACCCCGAAAGCGGCGCTCGACCAGGGACTCCGGAGATACGGCGGCCAGCTGGGCGGCGGCGGCGATGATGGCTTTGACGTGGGGCTTCATGACTCAACCCACGACGGCAGCCGGCCGGGGCGCGTCGCGGTGCGCCCGCGCTCCAGCTCCTTGCCATAGCCAGCGCCGGCGATCTCGCCGTGACCGGGGCAATAGACGCCCCCCCCCGTTTGGGCGCCGCAGTGCAGCTGCTCGGCGCCCGTCTCGTCGCCGACCGGAAACCGGCAGTCGTGGCGGCCGAGCTGGAGCAGGGTCTTGGCGGACGCGGTGGCGGGGTATTTGCCCGCGACGATCGGTTCCATCAGCGGCGGCAGATCGCCGTCGACGGCCGCCTGAATGCGCTTGGCGCGGGCCGAATGATCCCTTTCGTCCTCGGCCTTTCCATAGGTCTTCTTCGGCGCGGCGATCTTCTGCGAGCGCACGCGGGTCTGGGACGAACCGGCGGTGCGCCTGACCGGCGAGCGTTCGCCCGTCAGGCCCAGGCGGTGCAGCTTGGAAATCACCGCGTTGCGGCTGACGCCGCCGCCCAGCTGGCGCGCAACCTGGGAGGCGGAATTACCGTCGAGCCAGGAAGCCTTCAGCGTCTCGACGCGCTCATCGGTCCATCCAGCAATTGCGGCGTCGGGCATCAGGTCGGCTCCTTGGGTTGCACCGCCCAGGCGACGTCCGGCCCGTAGTGGGCGCGGAACAGGTAGCCCCACTCCGACCGGACATGGTCGAGCGCGAAGCTGGTCGGGGCGATGATGAGAACGGGGTGGGCGGCCTCCAGCACGCGCAGCGGCGCGATCCAGGAGGCCCACTTGGATTCGGGCAGCTGGCCTCTGATCCAGGCCAGAGGGTGCTCGGGGGTCGGCTCAACCGGAGCCGACGCCTGAACGTCCTCGGGATAGTCTTCATAGCGGCGCTGGCTGATCCAGGTGCGGGCGTGGGGGATGAAGGGCGCGTCCAGCTTGCGAGCCACCACGGCGGCGGCGTAGCGGCCGGCGGCGCCCACGATGGCGGCCGGGTCGGCGCCCTCGCGCACCCGGCGCTCGAACACCAGGCGCGCGGCGGCCTTGGGGTTATCTGGGCGGCTTGGGTAAGCCGCCCAGAACGCCTCGAAGGCCTCGGTCAAGGTCTTCGACATCGCCATCTTACGAAAGCGACTGCGGTGCGACGGACGCGGTTTGCGCGTCATCGGTGGCGGCCGGATCGACCGGCGCCGGGTCAACCGGGGCCGGATCGACGGGCGCGGGGTCAGCCGGGCCGGGGTCGACCGGCGGCGGGTCCAGCGCGTCTTCCTCGCCGTTGTCGAGGTCTTCAAGCGCGGCGACCCGGTCTTCCAGGTCGGCGAGCTTGGCCTCATCGGCGGTCACTTCCTCCTGGAGCGCCGTGAGCGCCGTCGAGACGGCCGTCTGGTCTTCGGGGCGGACGCCGCCGGCGTTCACCAGGGCGGCCAGCACCGTGCAGATATGCATCTTTGCGGTAGCGGAGAGCATCATAGGGTCCTTCAAGCCGCCGGTTGAGATGAGCCGGCGCGGACGCCGGCGGCGTCCTCCGCGACGGTGTTGGGTGAGCGCCTCGCGGCGGCCGAGAGGGCGTCCAGCGCGTCCTCGACCACCACCCATTCGGCGTCGGTCAGGAAGGTCGCGCGGCCGTGCTGCAGGAAGCGTTCGGCCACCTCCAGGATCAGGCCGCACTCATGGTCGGAGATCGCCCAGGGGCAGCGCGGCGCCAGGATCGTGGCGCGGGTGATCGTGATCACCTGGTGGTCGGTGAGGCCGCTCATGACCAGGCGTCCGGCATGGAGGCCGAGCGCAGCGGGTGACGCAGCCGCTCGATGGCCTGCACGAGGGTGTAGGCCGGCATGCTGATCGGCCAGAGCACCGCGAGCGCGGTCCTGGACCAGATCGTCATTTCGTCCCGGTAGGCCAGCAGGACCACCAAGACGCCTAGAGACCACATCCAGGCCGCGCCTATCGACAGGATGACGACGGCGGGGCTCACGCCGCCGCCCCCGCCAGCTCGGCCTCGAAGGGCTCGGCGACGAAGTCTTCGCCGCCGCTCTTGATCGAAACGCCGGGGATGGTCCGCGCGATCGCGGCCTCGGCGAGCATGGCTTCCTTGTTGATCTCCGACTTGGTGCGGACGAACCGGGCGAAGCCCATGCGGGCGCAGGCTTCCAGGACGGCTTCAGCGCCGCGCACGGTCACCGTGGGTGGGCGCAGCCGCCAGGACACCTTGCCGGTGCCCAGGTCGGCGGTCTTGGTGCGCTTATCCAGGATCGAGTCCCGGTTGGCCTCGCACCACACCTGCAGGCCCTGCATGGCCGCCTCGGCGGCTTCGCGCACCGGACCGGCCTTGGCCTCGAACCGCTCCTTCACGGCGGCCAGCTCGTCGTTCATGTCGGCCTCGATCCGGCCGATGGCGCGCAGGTTCTCGCCGAAAATGCGGAGCGCCTGGGCGGCCTCCTCGCGGGACTGAGGGACCTTGACGGCGACGGCCGCCGTCTTTGCTTTAGCCTTGGTCATGGAGGGCTCCGGTGGTGGGGGTTTGCCGCGCCTTGGCCGGCGCGTAGCGACCGCGCGCATCGACGCGGCGGCGGGTGGTGGTGACGGTGACGGCAAAGACTTCGAGGGCGCCGTAAGCCTCCTCGTGCGCCTCGGCCCAGCGGTGGGCGGCGCCCGGTTCGTCGAAGGTGTGGACGGCCACGCCGCGCGCGTTCCAGACCTGATAGTCGGTGCGGCTGGTCATGGCCGGTCACCGTCGATGATGGCCAGGTGGCGGACCGTGCGCATGCGATCGACCGGGATGCCGACCAGGCCGTGACGGCCCTGGAACAGCATGTGCTCCTCGGCCGGGCCGGCGTGGTCGAGGTAGACCTCGATCTCATCCAGCCGGCGCGCCAGCTGGTCGGCCAGAACGCGGAAGGTCTGCGGGTCGAGGCCGCCGAGCTGGACCCGGTTGACCATGGTGCGCAGGTCGCGGCGGGCGTCGTCTATGACACGAAGGGCCATCACGCGGCGTCCCCGTAGCGTTGGGCGTAGGCGTCGCGCAGGTCGGCGACCTCCAGCGGCGCGCCGCCGGCGCGGGCGCCCCGGACGGCCAGCTTCATGGTCTTGGTCAGGGTGCGGATGCCGCCGCTCTTGCGAGCGATCTCGTGCAGGAAGGCCAGCTCCGGCCCGCGCGTGACGCTCCAGCCGGCGGCGATCGCGGTGATGTCCTCGGTGAGCGGACGGGGCTGGGTGTGGCGAACGCCGAGGCGCGAGTAGAGCTGGTGGAACTTCTTGAGCGTCACCAGCAGGGTCTCGTCGCCGACCAGGGCGACGCCGCAGTCGGTGTCGTCATGGATCGAGCGCAGCTCATCGAGCGCCTGGGGCGACAGGTGCTGCGCCTCGTCGACGATGATCAGGGCGCTGGCGCCCCGGACCCGCGCGCGGATCCGCGCCGAAAGCTGCTGGGGCGTGCCCTTGGCGCCCGGCTCGCCCATGGCCGCCAGGGTGGCGATCAGCATGGTGTTGACCCCGCGCACGGCGGGCGAGACCGTCACCACGAAGACGTTGCCGCGCGTGGCGGCGTACTGCTTGACGGTGGCCGACTTGCCGACGCCCGGCGCGGTGGAGATCAGCGCCATGTCGCCGCCGTGGGCGATGGCCAGGCACTTCATCATCCGCACCGAGGTGGTGGTCTGGATGAAGTCCGGCTCGACCGGCATGGTCGCCTCGATCTCGGCCTGCTCGGCGCGGGACTGGAAGAAGCGATAGACTTGGCCGGCGATGCCGTGGGTCTCGTCGATCTTGCCGTTGTTGTAGGTTCCGGGGACCCAGGCGGAGATGGTGCCCACCGGCACGCCGGTGATCTTGGCCAGTTCGGGCCAGGACAGCCCCTCGGCGGCTTTCAGCGCCTTCAGCCGGTCGCGGAGATCGTCGATCTCGGACGGGGTGAAGGCGGTCTTGCCCAGCTGTACGTTCATGCTACTTCTTCCTCGCTGCAGATCGGTCCCAAGGGACCGGACAAAGGCCGGCGGGGCGTGTCACCGCCCTGCCGGCCAACCTCATTCGACCAGCCGCAACGGCGCGCGGGCGGGTCCCAAATCCTCGATATTCAGACGGTCGATCATCGCCACGCGGCGCGGGGCGACGGCGGCTGCGGTGCGCGCCAGGCGCACGGGCCGGATGACGGTCGGCTGCATCGCCTCGTCTTCCGGCTCATCGTCCGGAAGCATGGCGGCGATCTGGTCGGCGCTGAGCAGCTCCTCCAGGGCGACCAGCTCACGCGTCTTGCGGCGCAGATCGGCCTCCTGCCGGGCGCGTTGCTTGGCGCTGGCCTGGTCGAGGAAGCCGGTCGCCTCGATCATCGGGGCGTCGGCCAGGAATCGGCCGTCGAGGGCATAGACGGCCAGGTCGGCCGCCAGGTTGTCGGGGTCGAAGCGGACCATGACGGCGTCGCCGGCGATGGCGGACAGCTCCTCGGTCCAGTAGCGGTTGCCGCAGAAGGCAATCGAGCCGGACTTTCGGTCGGTGGAGACCCGGTCGGCGGCAAGGAGCGCCAGGCGCATCTGTTCCGGGGTGGCGCGGCGCACCGCGCAGCGGGCATAGGAGGCCTCGAACGCCTGGTCGAAGGACCCACCCCTGGCCATCTCGGTGCGGCGTCCCAGCTTGGCGTTATGGGCGGCCATGATCCGGTCGACGACGCGGATGAAGACGTCCAGGTCGATCGCCGCATTGCCGTAGTTGTCGGGCTTGGCGTCCGGCCTGTTGCCGGTGTAGGCGCCGGCGAAGGCCGGGTGCTTAGCGCCGTGGTCGCAGAGGTCGCGGAACCCGCGCTCGATCGGCTTGGACTGGCCGCGATAGGGCGTCGCCCAGTGAATCTCGATCCCCAGGGCGGTCAACAGGCCCGCCGGGTCTTCGGGGCGGATGGTGAACCGGAAGCGGGTCTTCGCGCCGCCCGTGATGGCCTTGGAGGCGAAGGCGCGGCCATTGTCCAGAAGGCAGCCGCCCGGAATGCCGAAGCGGCGGAACACGTCGCCGAACGCCAGCCTGGTCAGCGCCACCGACTCGGTCTGGCCGACCCGCCAGCCCAGGAACTTGCGGCTCATAATGTCCTGGATGGCCACCATCATCGGCCGGGCGATGTGGCCGTCCGGCCAGCGCACGAAGACGTCCCACTTGTGGCCGTCGATGTTGACCAATTCGAGCGCCTCCATGCCGGCCACCGTTCTTGTTTGAGGGGGAAGAAGAGAGCGGATCGCCTCCATGCCCTGGCGCTTGGCGATCACGACGCGGGGGTCGATGTCGGTTTCGACGCGCCGGCGCAGGGTCTTAAGGTGCGGGACCTCGACGCCCAGGGAGGCGGCGTAGGTTTCGAGCCGCGCGTAGCAGCTGGCGAAGGTCGGCTTTTCCGGACGCAGATAATCGGAGGTGAAGAACAGCCAAACTCGCTGGTCGATCTCATCGCGACAGCCGCCGCCCTGGCGACGCGGAGCCAGCCTGGGGAGGCGGTCGCCAGCCGGGACGCCGTTCGCCAGCGCCTGCCAGTTCCATAAGGTCGCGACCGAGACGCCAGCGCCCGCGGCGACAGCCGCGATCGCCGCCGTGCGGGTCTGGCCGGCGCGCTGCAGGATGTCGACGTCGTCGATCGCCGCCAGCCGGCGCTGGGCCTCGGCCTTCACCGTGTCGGGCTGGCGGTCGTACCAGCTCCACATCTGGTCGGGCGCCGGCGTGTTTGTTTGTTCAGATGACAAACACGGCGTGAAAAGGCCGCGCTTGACCAGCTCGGTGACCGCCGAGGGCGGCAGCAGGGAGACGTGATATTCAAGGCCGCCGCCGCGTCCGGCGCGGGGCCTGGCCAGCGCCATGCCGGCGCGGTCGACCTTCAGCGCCCAGCGCAGGTCGGCGGCCATTTCATTGATCTTGCGCTTGGCGCGCGACAAGCCCGGCAGCGCCAGATCGGCCAGATCGGCCGCCGTAAACCAGACTTTCGAGCCCCCCGCTGCGATCACTTAGAGCGGCCTCCCAAAGGTGATTTTCGGGTGACCGGCGTGGCGACGCGCTTGAGCCGCGCCTCCTCGGCCTTCAGCGCCTGGATCTGCGCGCCGATGTGGCCGAGCCGGAGGGTGTGGATTTCCTCACCCACCACCAGCGACGCGCCGATCCGCGCCACCAGCGCGGCGAGGATGTCGAAGCGGCCCGTCTCGGCGACCAGGGCCAGAAAGCGGGAAAAGCTGATGTTGTGGGTGTCGCGCGCCTCGGCCGAGTAGGCGTCCAGCATCAGCTTGGACACCTCGTCATCGAGCAGCCGAGACATGCCGGACGCCACGTCGAAGCGGCTGCCAGGATCGTCCTTCAGGATTTGGCTGACGGCGGACGCCACCGCACGGTCTAGCCCCCGAAGCGCCCCGTCACTGTCCGCGCGGGGCTGCGGCTCGAAGGTGAAGGCGAGCTGGCCGTTGTCGAAGGCGGGGCGGCGCTTGGTCATGCACGCAGGTCCCAGAAGACGGGGCCGTAGGTGCGGCGCACCGACCAGGTGCGCGGGCCGATGCGGGTGTAGAAAACGATCCGGCCGTGGACGGCCATCGCGTAGATCTGTGTGCCTGCGGGTGTCAGTTGCCCCTGGGCGTCGATCCAGCCGCGCTGGCGACATGACCACCGCGCCATATCCAGCGGACGGACATCTCGCGGCGAGCCCAAATCGAACGACTGCTGGGCGTCGGCCAGAACCCGCATCTGATCGCGCGTCGGCGTCATTCAGCGGCCT